GTTAACGGTCATGACTGACTTTGGTGAGCCAAAGGCCACATCCGCGTCGACTTGCACTACAACATCCAAAGACGTTAAGTTGTTAAACGCTTCAACGACTTGGATTAATAGTGGTATAGGACCCCCGCCGCCTGCGTCACCTGGGTCAACAGCAGATCCCATCATGACGATGTTGGTTGAGGCCGCGTCAGCCACTACTGCTTGCGCGTCCGAGAAAAGGTTTTGTGAATCTAAGATCATTTCAATCTCCTAATTATGTGATTCGAGCTTCAGTATTGATGATTGCATCAACTTCGCGGATTGGCATGCCCAGGAATTTAACGACTTCCTGCCCTTCCATCATTTCGATGGTGAGGGTGTTGCTTGCTTTGTCCATGGCTGCGAGGTGCAGGGCTGTTTTGACGGCTGTGTTACAGTAGATCGCAGCTTTACCGTTACGTACTTTGCGCTGACGCAATTTGTAGTACGCTCTGATCATGTCTTTGATCAAGTTGTCTAAAGCGGTTGCGCCTGCAGCGTTGAGATCGCTGACATCGATGTTGCATACTCGACTGATGTAACGCCAATCTCGCACGGTCAAACCAATGTCTAACTGAAAGTGCTCACGCATAACTTCGTACATGCTGCCATCAGATAATTCCTTAGTGGTTTTACCAAGGTCTTCACGCTGAACGCCTGCACTCGTACCCTTTGGGTATAAGAGACAACAAGTCTTCGGTGACCAAACAACAAACCACACGGATGTGTTGTCTGCGCCTGTGCCGCCATTGTCGACGATCTGTGCTGCAGAACCCGTCGTACCTAACTTATCGAAACGAGGGTGCAATCCTAGGAACTGCTCTGGGTTAACGTCGGTGTCAGAATAGAACATGGCAGATGCCATTTGGTTTGACATGCCTTCAACAAATGTCTCAGCTTCGTCTAAACGTAGTGCATTACCATTGCCGCCTGCGAGCTTGATTAACTTGTTGTCAACTTCTGAATAGGCTTCTAAGAAACCTGTCGTGTCTTTGACCTGTGCGGTACGGGACTTGGCAGGTTGCACGCCTTGGTACAATTTACGCCAGGTGCCTTGTGGCAGTCCTGTTCTAGTCGTGGTCAGATGACTTGTGCCGTCATTACACTCTTGGGTAATTGCGTCTTCCAGGATCGGATTGATCTCGGCGAGCATTTCAATTACTTCGGCGACACTGCCGTCGGGGTCTTGCTTGCGGTAGTAATCCGCTAGGTCTAAATAGTTTTGGCCTACTGTTGCCATTTTGTCTTCTCCGTGATCACATAATGTGAACGTTGGTTTAGGGTTAGAGGCGCATTCACCTCCTGCTGGTTACTACTTGTACAATATATCTTGACGTAATTTTGCGGGGCCAGAGCCGTTGCTTTGGCCAGTGACAAAACCGTCATCCGATGTGGTTTTGTCCCACACGAAAAACATTTGCACAAGACCTGGGTCATTGCCGATCCCGGTGTCTTCCAAATGTTTGCCTAAATTAATTGATTGCGCGCCAAACTCTTTGTCAATTTGTATCTGCGCTTTTGATATTCCTGAGTTTGCTAAGCCAATGTTGGCATCGAACCCGGCGCCAGACGTCATCGTCTTCATGGCCTTGACTCGATCGACGTTTTCTTTTGCCTGGTCAGCTAATCGATCTTGCATGGCAATCGCGTCTGCAGATGACAATTCTGAAAAATAGTCAATTGCGCCTTGAGCTTGTTTTTGGGTTAGCGTATTTTTTGTAGCAAAGTCTTGAAAAGAGGTCATTCTTTCGTCTGACACTTCTAGACTTTCGGGTATGCTAAATTCGGTGTATACCCCGGGTTGTTCTTCGCCAGTGTCACTCGGTGCTGCTGTGTCACTCGGTGCTGCTGTGTCACTCGGTGCTGCTGTGTCACTCGGTGCTGCTGTGTCAACAGGTGCTGCCGTTTCAACAGGTGCCGCCGTTTCAACAGGTGCTGCCGTTTCAACAGGTGCTGCCGTTTCAACAGGTGCTGCCGTTTCACTTGACGTGCCAGTGTTAGTTGGCTCCTCGTACATTGCCATGTCTTTTTCCTCTGGTCGAAACTTGACGACCTTTGGTTAGGGTTGGAGGCGCCTTCACCTCCTGCACTAACGGTTTTGCTCTTTGAGCATTAAATTGTACTCGTCCAAGAAATCTATCTGGATTCTCCCCAAGTACCGCAGCCCGACATTACGTTCGCCTTCCCTGAAGCATGTGACTCTCTCGCTGTCCGGGTTAAATGAAGGTCGGAATATGTGAGCCTCTTTTAAGAGATCGTACATAAAGGCCCGGCCTTTACTATCTGACATTATAAAGCGCAGCCGATTGCATTCAGCATCGGTCTCTAATTGACGTTTAGTCTTTTTAGTCTCGACGTGTATTTTGTCGCCCGAGTCATAGGGGGTGCTTTTCATTTATCGAGTGTTGCGATGAAGATATTTGACGTCGTCTTCAAAATCTCGATTGATTGATTCTTGCTGCCTAACCCAAGATTTGAACTCTGATTTTAAATCAATTATCTGCGTGTCTCGCAGCTTAAATTCTAGCTCCATGCTTTCTCGTCGCATCTGCAGGCTTTGTATTTTTTGTATATTGGTAATGTCTTTTTCTAGTTCAATAAAATCAGAATGAAGTTTTTGCATTTGGTAATAAAACGCAAAGCTAGAGCTAACAGCAGCAAGGACAAGCATCGCGACTGGCCAGAACTTAAGTAATGAGGTTATTTTGTCAGTCATTTTACATACCCTACCCAGTCTTTAACGTAATCAACCAAGGCTACTCCTATGCCGCCTGTTGCAATAATAAGTCCGAACAACACCCCCTTACCTGCCGATATCTTGCGCTTGAGTTCGGCGTTGTCATTTTCAAGGTCTTTAATACGGCGTTCACCTTCCGCCACATTCCAAGCTAACGTCTTTAATTCGTGCTTCAGTGCAACTATGTCAATTGTGTTATCTCTTGGCATGATTCCCTCCTCTGCTTCCGAACCACCATAGGACGGCTGTGACCGTCAAGAAGACTGCTTGATCAATAATATGTGAGTAAAGTTGATACAGATCAGCTGCGGGTATTACTTCTAGCCCACCGATAATCCTATTTAAGTGATAAGTAATTACCGTGACGATAATGAGTAGGTAGATCGTTATTAGGGGTCTCATTGACGACCTGAGCCCATCGATCCAGGTGACACCTGATGACTTAGCAGCCTGGCGCTGTGAGGCAGTAAACGCTTCGCCTGCAACAATATCGCTTTGGATTGCGCCCTCAGCTATGACTTGTTCTATCTGTTTGTCTGCCATTTCCAACGCTTGCGCTGACTCAGCAGCGTCGCGCTGCATGTCGACGTTTGCCATTGACAGTTCGTGTTCGTTATTCATTTGGTCCAGCAAGCGTTGTTCTTTCTTAGCCATGTAGCTACCGACTAATCCGACAATGGCGCCCAGCCCGGAGGAACTGGCTATGCCTAGTATTGCGTCTAACATGGTGCGTCTCCCACGATGTGTAATGTGAACCCGTCACCGTTTAATAACTTATTCATTTTGCGCAGAGCCGTCTTCGAGCCAAGCACTGCGCGTTGCCCAGCGAGCACGCCCATCCGGGTCCCGACTAACAAGCACCCTCTTGAATGCTGCACTAAATTGCCCTGGTGGATCAGCACGCCTGTCCTGTTTCTCACGTCGAGCAAGTGCCAAACCTTGCGATACTTCCCGCTGCCGCTCATCGGTAGAAAAGAAGTCTCGTAGGTCCCCCATGGAATACAGGATACGTTGCTTGCGTTGTTCAGCCATGGTCGCTCCAGGGTGTGGAATAGGTCGCCAGTATCAAACACGAAAGTGCCTTCAACATGGGTTTTATAAACTTGTCTGAAAAGGCACGCGTCCATCAGCGGTTAAAGACCACCGATGATTTGTTGAAGTGCGTTAGTTCCTCCGCCTGCATCCGTGTCACTGAGTACCTTTGCATTGGCTGCACCTTGCGCCATTTGTGCTTGTTGCTGCGCTTGTTGCTGCGCTTGCTGATCAGCTGCGACCCTTTCGGCCACTTCTTCATCAGAACGTATAAGCTCTGGGGGAACGCCCAACATATCGGCATAGCTATCAACAGCCTTAACAGCGTCGAGTTTGTGTCTTGCATCGGGGTAGATAGACACCATGTTGCCTGTAAAACCAAAGGCGCGTTCGATGCTGGCCGTGCCTATTGCTTTTTGCGCTTGTGCTAACAAGGATATGTATTCAACCTTAATCTCTTGGCCTTCCAGTATGGGTGGTATTTCAGGCAGTTCGTTCTTTTCAAAACAGATCTGGAATGTTCGATCGATTAAAGGGTCGAGGAGCTCATCATGAAGGCGCTCGAGGACTGGGCCTAACATTAAGAGCTTTTCTTCGTGGCGCTCCTCGACTTCTCGCGCAGTAATCTGACGTCGGTCAGAGTTGGCCAGCATGAGAAACAGGTCCTCATAATATGCCTTGCTTATTCGGCTTTGCGTGTCTTGGATATCCGCTCGCAATTCATCGAGACGCGGATTAACTTCATAGGTCGGACGTATGCCTGTTGCACCGATCGCTTCGTCATAAAAGCTGACACCGCCCGGGAGTGAATTAATGGGGGTATTTTGCAAAGAGCTTGGCGCTTGCATCGGCGGATTGACCATCTTATCAATGCCCTGGGCTTTGCGCTTTTGCTGTATCTGTAACTGCTTAACATCGCCAAGTGAGAAGTCACCAGGACCAGAACCATAATGCTCTTCGGATTTAATTTCCCAACGGGGTGCCATAACTGGGAAGGTATCGAACCCCGATTGTCGTAAGTATTTGTCGTCTTTGTCACCCTCTTCATAATAGATTGAGCTGTAAGCTTTGTTCGCTGAATCTAAGTTCATGCCTTGGCGAAATTCGTTAGGCATTACAAAGTGAATGACCGTGAACTCAGTGTTATAACTGCCGCTATCGTAGCAATGCCTTACAACGCTGCTTACATTTTCTAACCCGAATTCACCGATTAACTGTTTGCACGTCATTGGGAATTCGCGAATGATTAAATCGACAACGCCTCGATGGTTGGTGCCGAGTTTGTAACTGCCAAGGCTCAGATTGTAAGAGCGAACAACGTCTTGGTAATCAAACAAAGGCATGATGGCCGATGTACCAAACGCACCGAGCTCGCCGTATAAAACATGCAGGCTGTTGTAAACGTTTGATGAGCCAAAGATACCGAGCATTTTGTCTCTGACTGAGTGCAGCCAGGGTTTAACTTCCCTTGATGCTGCCAGATCCTTGTCGCCTAGCGTGAGTTTAAACCAGGGGCGAGCGGGTGAGCTGATACCTGCCATCATGCCAGACTGCAATGTTCTCAGAGCTAAGCCTGCTGTATTGTCCATAATGGAAGTAAAACTCGCCGGGCTGTTTCGGTTCTTTCGCAAAAAGTGACCGCGCCTGGGTGCAACATATTCTTGAATGTCCATCCACCGCGATCGATACAATTGAAAGTCAGAATCGAGTCCTGTGCGAATCGACTCAAGATGATCACGCAATTGCATTAGTTAGTACCCACGCGCTTGGGGAGGTGTGGCAGCGCCACGCGGTCCTGTTAACATAGTCGACTTGCGACCTGTGTTGGTGTCTGATTTCTTTTTAGCCCGAAGTCTAGCTGCAGCAAGCACGTCTGCAGGAGACGCGGCTTTAGGGGGTGGTGGTGGTTCAGGGATATTCGGGGTCTTGGGCATGCACATTTATGAACCTCCTAACATGGTTCTTTTAGTTCCCGCATTACCTGGCAAACCAAGTGGACCTAGCAAGGTTCGATTGCGGTTACGACGCGAGATATCGCCGATCAAGTCGTCGACTTGACCTCTTGAGTCTTGTTTATACTTATTAGGGCCGGACTTGGAAGGTGTCGTGGTGGGCGTCGTCGTACCCCCATCATTTTCAGTTTCACCGCCTTCGCCAATCTCACTTTCACCGCCGCCAATGTCGCTATCGTCGCCATAATCGGGATCTTGTATCTCATCGGATAGGTTTGAAGCACCAGGTCCTGTATCAGGATCGGTGCTGCCATATTGTGCATCAGGATTGCTTGCACCACCGCCGGGATCGCTATTACCGCTGTCCATACCGCCAGATGCGCTTGGCCCATCTGACATGCCATCGCCACCGATACCACCGCTGCTGCCACTCGCTGCGTCTGCGTTACCTGCTTCGCCTCCTGGGCCTGGGCCTGAAGGGCCTGATTGGTCGCCTGCACCAGGGCCGTTGTCGCCGCCTCCGCCGCCTCCGCCGCCGCCGCCGTTGCCGCCTCCGCCTGCTCCACCATTACCTTTCATCGCATAGTTCGTGGTATCGACTGCAGTGTCTGTGGTAGGGGCGGGGGTGGTTGATAAGGTTCCGTCAGGGTTCGCAACAACACACATAATAGTCATATCTCATTGAATTATTCGGTAGCATACCTTGCGCCCACTTCGGTTCAGCATTGGTCGCTAATTGCCCCAAGGGTCGTAATCGCTCACCGCAAATACGGGCTTAGTTTCAACTATGTCGGGTCGTACCGGGTAGGCAAAGCTGAGACAGAGGGAGTCCCAAAGATTGGGTGATCTGCCGATAATTGATTTGACAGAATCCTTGGGTGCAAACTTATACTTGCCATCCATTGTTGGCATCATCTCGATGCAGAGCATCTCCTCTGCTAATTCATCCAGGTCAGGTATCGCCCCGCCCTCTGATAGCCACTCTTTAGCCAAAACGAACATCTCTGCGCGTTTGTTAACGCAGTCAGTTCTCCCCGCTTTTGCGGAGAACCAAACCATGCGCCAGAGACTGCCCATTGTCTTACCTGCACTGTAGATGCCTTGCCCATAACCCGCGTCAATAAACACTTGCGACGCTCGATACTTATTCTCGTAGTTGACTAGCTTCTGGGCAATTAACACGTCGTTGTCGTTGTAAGGTATGCGTTCAAGCACGGTAAAATGCAGCCCTTGACGCATCGAGATGACCAGCTCGTCGTCTCCTGTCCACGCGGGATCGCAAGTCAAGATGACGGGTGCAAATTTGTATTCTTCTTTGCGCAAATGCTTTGCCCGCGCATTGTCAACAACGTCTTGGCTAATGAACTGCATCGATGATTGCACCGGGAATTCGCCCCGGACTCGGACTTTGAAGAAGTCTGAATCAACCCCGTATTGTTCTGCCCATTGGTCAAACATTGCTTTGTTTGTCCCTTCGACGTCCCGGCTGTCAACTTTGAGACGTATCTTCCAGAACTTGGAAAACTTACGCCAGCATTCGCGGAAACGACCCGTTGCTCTCGTTGGATTACCGAAAACTATCCAAATGATCTCAGTCTCAGTATCTGTCAAGGCGCCCTCGGTCACCTCCCAGATGACGTCATCGATGGCGGATGCCTCGTCCATTACGATGATGATGCGCTTGCCCTGGTTGTGCGTACCTGCAAATGACTCGGGCTTTGAGATTGACCAGGGGATAAAATCTGCACGCCAGGATTTGTCGTGATCCGTCTCGTTGCTGTAGATCGACATCGATGACTCGTTAAACCAATGCGATGTCATCGACATGTTGTGCCATTTCATCACCTCGGGCGCTGTCTTAGTTCGGAGCTGCCCTTCAGTGTTTGACGTTAAAACGACGCGACAATCTGCGCAGGTCGACATGCCCCAGTCGACAACCATGCCGATTAAAGCGGACTTGCCTACGCCGTGACCGCTCGATACCGCAATGCCCAGTGGGTCGAAACGAGTGGCCGGGTTAGACAAATGAGTCTCCATGCCTTTGAGCACATCAGTCTGCCAAGCTCTGGGTCCTTGGTGTCGTTCAAGCTGTGTGCCTTGTTCGGTCCAGGGGAAAGCCCACAGGCTGTAATGCAAGGGCTTGTGCCTGTACTTTGCGCACTGTTCTTCAAGTTGGTGCTCGATATCGGATTCGCTAAGCACTGTCAAACTCCTCGTTCATTGATGTCTTTGAGCCTGGCCATCGTGCCGTAGCTTGTTTGTAAATATTGATACTCGTCGTCCTGGTGTGGTCCTGGGCAATTGCAATCAGCGTAATGCACATCGCAATGAGGGCAGATAGGCTCGTCGCAGCAGCTGCACAACTCGCAGTCACTTGCAAAGACAACTTTTATCCAAGGTTGCGAACTCATTCTTCAAGCGCCAGGCGGAACTCGAGTCCCGCGTTCTCGATGTCAAGCTTGGTCACTTCTTTGTCAAGCTTGGTCACTTCTTTGCGCAGTTGATGGATTTCATCGGCAGCTTGCTGGCACAGCATGTAGTTGGTTCCATGCGATTGGCGCAGCTTTTGCAGTATGACCGCACGTCTTTTAGTTTTAGGCAGTGCCATCTTTAATCACCTCGGGTTGGTAGGTTCCATCGCTTGTTTTCTCCAGATCAATGACCCGGCGACTCGCGTCAGCCAGGCGCTGCGATCGGCCTTCAAGATGTGTCACCTCGGCCCGCTCAATCCAAGATTGCACATCGACATGCTTACCCGTCATCTCGATGACTTTGGACCGATCAACAAACTTAATCTTGACGACCTCGCCCGTCTTTGTGCCCTCTTTATCAAATTGTTCTTTCGTTTCCATTCCCGATATCATTTGCCGCCAGATCAATGGCCACTCGGCCACTGGCTTGTATGATCCTTCGTCGCTAAGCAGATCGGCGTAGTCTGCCAGGCGCATCTCATCCAGTTGCACCAGCACATCGCTGGCTTTGACGCCAACCTTTGTGGATCGCTTTTCTAGCGCAGCTGCGATAGCTGCAGCAATATGAGGTTTATGGAGGTTTTCGGAACCCATTCGATAGGCCGTCTTTTTGCTGTACCCAGCTTTCAAAGCCGCATGCGTGGCGTTCTGATCGATGAGAAACTCAGCGACAAAGACACTCTGCTTGCCACTGAGTCTCAGTTGTTTATTACTCTCCACGATATTTAACTCCCAACCAGGCTAAGGCTTTCAAATGGTCGTGACCTTCCATCGCAAGTATCCTGGCTTTCTGTTGGTGACTGTTGGCATGACCTGCGTCGATTCCTTCGCGTCTCGCTTTGTCCCGAATCGCGACCAGTGATCTATGTGTCATGTATCGCTGCGAGTATCGTGCGCCGAACTCAGCGTAAGTTTGTCGCAAGATCCATGTTTCTTTTCCGGTCCATCTCATTTTCAGATTGAGCTTATGCGCTCGACAAGTAACCGCTCGACGCGATCGTTTAAATCCAATAGCGCGTAAAATAGCCTGGGTAATTAATCGACCTTGAACCGGGTAGTATCGTCGCAACACATCGTCTTCTTTTTTAAGCCAAGATTTCATTTTCATCTTCAAAACTCCAAGGTAATTAAGCCGCTCTCCCCCAAAGGGGCGGTGTACGCCCTTAGGCAGGTACTCCCCCCTTTAGGGGGTAGGCAGTTTGGGCAGTTTTTCTTTAATGAAATCAATGACTTACGAAACTGCCCAAAGAGCAAATTAGGCAGTTTGCTAGGCAGTTTGCTAAGTCGTTGATTAATATGACTATTACGTGTGTTTGTACTGCCTAAACTGCCCAAATAGGCAGTTTTAGGCAATTGGGCAGTTGTAATACTCATGCTTGAAACTTCGCGATGTGAATCGTTGTTGGTGAGGTTTTACCCCGCTGATCGCGCCACAGTTTGAACACGCCAACGCCTGTCTCGACCAGCACTGATTTACTCTCTCCCAGACCGACTGCTGTTCCTACCCGGTCGAAGATTGACTGCCTTGACTTGATCCCCCACATGTCACCGAGCTGTCCGTAAAGCTCGCTCAGTCTGCCATTGAACTCACCACCAACAGCATTAAGGATGTCGAGCCGACGCTTGGCGAGGATCTCGCTGCGCTGAGCCACGTTAACCTCTTCAGCCTCTTGAGCGTGTACCGTGACGTCGTAGGGTTGATGTACCCCCATGTCGTCACCTAATTCACCAGGCTCACCGTTGGGCAAAATTACAGAGCAGAGCTTAAACCAGGTCGCGCCAGCGGCACTGATCGCGAAGTTCTCTTTGCCGATGTCCATGCGCACCAGGTAGATACCCAAGGTGTCATAATCGATGTGCAGCTGTTCAGCCTCTTTCCTTGTCATCTTGTAAAGAGTCGTCACGTTTCGACATGCAGCAACCGCTGATGAGGCTCCGCGAGACGCTTCGGCGTCGCCAGCCTCACCACCTTTGCGGACGTGATGGATTAACTCAATAGCGCAGTTAGTCTTCGCAGCGATGTGCCTGTACGCATCCATAACGCGTTCGATCTCACCGTTGTCGTTCTCATTCGCGGTGTGCGTGCTAATAAAAGGGTCCATCACCAACATGACAATGTTGTGTTTAATAATGTAATCAATCAGAGCCGGGACGTTCGGTGTTGTTAAAATCACGCCCAGCTCATCGCGTGTGCAGATCGTGAAAGTCTCGGCGTCATAGCCTGATAAGTAGTGGAATCGATCTTCGACATCCGCAAAGTCGATGTCGTAGTGCAGACAAGCTGCAGCGAATCGTCTCTCGATTTCGTGCTTCTGGTCCTCGTTATTAATGATTAAGACCTGCCCACCTTCTTTGTGGACCGTCTCGCCCGTCAAGGACTTGTTAAGTGCGACCGACAGGCAAGTTAAAATTGAAAAAGTGCTCTTGCTGACACCCGCCCTGCCCACGGTCGCAGTGAGATAGCCCCGCAAGAAACGTTTGCCGAAAACCCACTGCCTCGGTGGTATTTTTGATGCATCAAACCCGGCACCCAGCGTGAACGCCTTAATCTCCCGATGTTCTTTCCTGGTTGCAAAAAGGTCGGCAGAATGGGGATTCTCAAGTTTATTTTGGGCGTACAAATCAGCATCTGAACGCGTCGCATTTTTAGCTCGTTGAAAAATGCTCGAGAAGGTAATTGAATTTCGACTCGCATCAGGCACAAAGCTTGGCCACCTTTGTTCACAAATACCGGGCTGATACTTCATAGAATCTTGCGAAGCACTCCACTGGTCAAAGATGTCGAGACCGTCATCGCTGCCCTGATACTGATGATGCAGCGCCATGCCTACCTCAACCCATTCATTGTGGTCACAATCTGGGTTTAGTGCTTTAAGAGCCGTAATGACCTGAGCGTGCGTAAAATTACCGGGTGATACAGCTTTGACCACGTTCTCAAACTCAGTGGTCCTTAAAACATTATTAGCGTCACCGCTGTTTGCTTTTTGAATAAAAGTCCAAGTGCCATTGGCAACAAGCGGGGGTGCTACAACCTCGTCGAAGTGCTTAATCATCGCGTCAATTTGTTCCGCTGTGATCGGACTCAACTCAGACATCGGGGTATCGTGCAGGGCTTTGACGCTGCTATATTTGTAAGGTTTGCCTGTTTCTGGATGATCACCCCAGGTCACGAACTGTTGACCGTTGCCTAGGAACTCTACTTTGTTGACTTTGCCATCGGCATCTAAGTAGCCCGAGCTGACACGCTTAGTTAGATTCTCAGGATTCGTGCAAACATAAAGGACTTTAGGACGTCGACCCACCCTAGGGGGTAGCCCTTTAGGCACGCAGCGATTAAAAGCGAGCGCCGCATCTTCATTATAAATGTCGGCATCGATGCCGCCGAGTCCCATGACTCCCCAGCCGCCATACCTTCCAGACTTTACCCACTCTC